CTACGTGCTACGTAGTATTGATTTAATTCTAATGTATAATAAATTACAGTTTTTCCAGACTTAACCGCATTTGCTGCTATACTAACCAATGCCCAACTTTTACCTATACCCGCAGGAGCAACAATAATTCCCAATTCTCCTCCCGCAAGACCACCGTTCATAACATCATCTATTACAGACCATCCAGTAGACACACATTCACGTGAGCCTTCTGCATAACGAGCTTGAATATCTATTTTATATTCATGTCCGATGTCCTTATCAGCACCAGCTTTCATTGCAGTATCTATTTTCTTTTTGATTAAATCAAAGTTTCCAGATTTCAATAAATCAACCGAATCTAAAATTGCACCCTTCATTCTTTGGTTTTTACAGAATTGTAAAACCGCGGACTTTATGTATTCCAAATCCGTAGAATTTTTGTGAGTTTTCATTTCAATAAGTACTTTAGTGACCGATGATTTTAATACAGTATCTTCTATTGAAAGTACTTCAGTTTTCAATACTTCAGCTGTTGGTGTGCTTTTATATTTGTTGTAGTATGATATAATCTTTTCTACAAGCCAAGAATTGGCTTGTGATTCAAAATAATATGGTTCTAATATATCAGATACTTGTTGTAAAAATGACTTATCAGATAGAAGTGTAGTAATAACTTTTGATTGAAATACATGACCATAATCTGCCAAATTATCTTGCATGTTTGTTCCTAAGCAAGTTTAATGATGTAAAATTCTTCTTCAACCAATTATCCCAATTGGGTATAACTGAATGTAATTTATCTTGTATGTATAGTTTACTCAATTCACTATTTTTTATACCATCAATATCACCATCAACTAAATTACGTATATTTGATTTATGTGATTGTGATATATCTACATCATGCAATTGCATAATAGCATGATTTCTTTCAAGTAAATTGATATTATCTTTTAGGGTTAGTATTGATTTTACATTTCCATCATACAATCTACAAAATTCCGAGAACATTTCCAAATCAATTCTCCTTTTTTCAGAAAGCATAGGAAAATTTTTATGTATTGTTTTTACACCTATACCTTTCATACCCTCAATATTATCACTCTTATCACCTAATAGAGATTTATAAATGATATAATTCTCACACCATATTCCAGTTTCTTCATATAGTGCTTCGGGGGTATACATTTTCTTTTTTGTTGGTAAGTAAACATTGACTCGGTCAGAAACTAATTGTAAAAAATCTCTATCGTTTGATAGTATCACAACCTTTTCTTTCAAATAACTTGATAGATAAGCAATTACATCATCAGCTTCTATTTGGTCTATGGATATTATATTGACGGGCAAATTATCTAAATATTTGTATACACGTAATAATTGATGTTTTATGGATGCCTGTTCGTCTTCTAAGTTTTCAAAACCAACTATTCTATTCAATCTGCTTTTCATAGAACGTTTTTCTTTGTAGTTTGAATACATCTGTCTGCGTCTGTATGAACCACCTTTGCCATCAAAAACTACTATTAGTCTTGTTGGATTTACCATTCGTATCGTTGATGCTAATGATAATAAAAATCCAGATAATCCACCAACGTGAACTCCTTCCTCATTTAATGTTGGTATTGCTGAGAATGTTCTTATGAAGAGATTCATGCCATCAACTATCAATACTTTACTGTTTCTGTGTAATGATTCTTGATCTATTCTTTCGTCTTCAATCTCTTGAAGCATTTTTTGATATTTTTTTATCATGGTGTAATCCATTTATTATGCATTAGATTACAAATATACGAAATAAATGTGACAAATCCAAGTAAAAAAATAAATGGGGTAAAGAAAAAAATCTTTACCCCACTCAATTAAACCTCGTCAAACGGTATCTCGTCCGACAAAATCACTTCGTCAATCCTAGCACTATCCAACTGCTGATACTTCATAATTACTTTATCAGCAATTTCATCATAAACAGTTTCCTTATATTGAGGAATGTTTATAATTTTATCCGCAAATTCTTTCGATTGGAATTTAATCACTTCTCCAGACTTCTTATCAGTCCAAGAATACCAAGCACCAGCCTGAGATACTAAGCTGTACTCCTTCATCGTAGTAAGCCAACTACTATAATCATCAATTCCTGAATCGAAATAGATTTCATACTCACACTCACGTAATGGTGGCCCAACTCTGTTCTTGACTACCTTAGCCTTAACACGTGATCCAACAACTTGATCATGTCCTTCTACTTTAGATTTAATAGCACCAATTGATGATAGACGTAGACGAACCGAGGCATGAAATGGGATTCCTTTTCCACCAGGTGTAGTCCATGGATCAGAGAATGCTGGTGCATTTAATTTTTGACGTAATTGATTTGTAATGATTAAACATATCCTTTCTCTACCAATCAAATTTGTTATCTTACGCATTGCCTTTGATATAATCAAAGCCTTAGCAGTTGCATAACCGTCCTTATCAAAATCAGCAGACATTTCTGTTTTGGTAGAAGCACCCGCTATTGAATCAATGACAATAGTAACTAACCTATCTTTGTCAGAAGATCTAACTTTATCTATGATTACATCTACTGTAGCAAAAATATCTTCAACTGTTTCTAATGGAACATAAATCATTTCCTTTAGGTTCAAACCAATTGCAGTTAAATATTCAGAAGATAAAGCATTTTCAGTATCAATGTATACTGCCAATCCACCTTTTTTCTGAGTACTTAACAATGCGTGAGCAGCTATTAAAGACTTTCCAGATTGTTCCAATCCAGTTATCTCACAAACTCTTCCTACAGGAAATCCACCATTTTTTCTATTTGATATTGCCAAATCTAAAATAGTTGACCCAGTACTAACCCACTCCTTTACAATAGTAGGTGCATCGGTATCACCTTCTAAGAAGTAAGCGGTTTTTAAATTCTGAGACTTAAATTCCTTGTTTATAGTTTCAGCTATTAAACTACCCAATTCATCAGATAGTTCATTTTTTGTTTTTGCCATATTTACCTCTTATTAAAAAAGATCATCGAAAACAGCATCTACGTCACCACTGTCTGTTTTGTCAGGAGTTGATTTTGGTGTACTTTCTGTTTTTTGTTCTGATTTTGAATTACGTGTATAATTCAAATCTTCTGTGTCATCTGATTGACCAAGATATGTTTGTAGATACGTTTTTAATTCATCATACGATGGTTCGGGATATAATTCTGTGATGTTTGGATGTTGTTTAATTTTCTCTACAATATCAGGATTTGATGATACTGGAGATGGGTTTGGTTTGATTCGGATACTTGTTTCAGCATAGTCTCTTCCGGTCTCTTCGGGTGACTTCACAGTAACCACAATGTCACGCCCTGTTTCAACATCAGATAGGTCTCCGTAATCATTGTCTGCAAAATAACCTAACAATTCTTCATATAATTGTTTTCCAAATCCCCAAAACTTAACACCTTCGCTTTCAGAACCACGCACAATTACAGGAACATATGTTCTCATTTTGGGTTCTAATTTTCTACCCATAACCCAATCTTCTTTGTCTCCTGTCTGTTTCATTTTTTCAGCAAAGTTTACGATTGGATCTGGTCTTCCAAATGAGATTGGTGATAGAATTGATCGTTTACCCAACTTGTAGTGGAAATACAGTTCAATAAATGGTGCATTTTCTGCTTTGTGTTGGTAGGGAACAATACGAATTTGGTGTTCACCTGGTTCAGGTCTCCAAATATGTGATGTTCTGTTATTAGAATTTTTTAGTGAGTTTAAGCGATTTTTAATCGCGTCCAAGTTGATACCCATAATGAGTCTCCTTATTTAATGAATAATGTGTAATGCTGAACTCTTAATGTTCAATGCACAGTTAATGTTTACAAATATACTAAATTAATGTTTAATATGCAAATTTTATTTTTATTATTTACGTAATTTTTTTTGGAGTATAGCTGTTCGTATCATTTCACGAATCTTTTTTTTAAGTTTTCTTTTATAAAAATTATCATGGAGTGCTTCTTTTTTCGGCTCTTCTCCATCTTCTTCTGATTTCTCAACATCTAATTTATTTGGCTTTTTGTCAGTATCATCGGGTGAATTTGGTAACTCCATATACCTATCCAATTCCGACATTATTTTAGCTGTTACAATCGATGCCGTTTTATCTAAAGAAGCAAATACAGTATCTAAACTTTCAATATCAGCATCTGTTAACTTATTTTTTATGTATATGCTTATTTTTCTAACCAATTTATTTACATCAGATTCACGTTGTTCTCTATCTTCTTCTGAAAATCCCGTGTTTATCAATGTCTTTAGTGACTTGTACAATAGTTTTAATTTTTCATCACCATATAGACGAGAACCTATCGAGCTTATTTTATTTTTAATATCTTCATCCGAATAGGTATCTGAGTCTTTTATTGGACTGAACCAAGAAATTAATTTTTGTAATTTAACTTCAGGGAATGCATGCATTATCATTCCACGACCATTTTCTAATATTTCTACAATATCTATGAGTAGAAGATATTTTAAGTATCTTTTAAATTCGGAGTGTAATTCTTCTTTTATCAAAGACATTTCATTTTCCTAGTTATGGTATTAAACTTATTATTTTCTTTCCTTGCAACAAGTATAAACTAACACTGGTATCTTTGTTGAAAAAGTGCAGTTTATTGCCAATTGCCTTTTTATAGTCATATCCCATCTTTTTTAAAGATGCTATTATAGCCTTCTCATCGTACTTAGTAGCATCAATTCTGTTATCGGGTAACATCTCTATATTTTGTAGTTCTTTTTGTAAATCGTCGAATATATTTTCAAATCCAGATCCTTCTACCACTTCTAACTTTTCGGTTAGACGTTTCATAACACGATTTGTTATATCTTCAACTAATTTTTGATATTCGTTATTTTTATTTTTCATACTAATTACCAATATTATTATATGTTATAAATATAAAATTCAAAAAGAATACACCTTAACTAACAGTATTTTAACAACTCTAAACCCATCCTTGTTCTTCAACAATGCACAGTTCTTATAACGCTCCCATTCTATCTCATATGATTTATCCAACAATCCATTGTTTAAATTCATTATCAATTCATTTAGGGCATTTATTGTATAAATTGTATTAGTTTCTCTTTTTTGATGGACCATGATAGAATTTGGTAAGAATTTTTTATATGAATCCATTATTACATTATAAGAAAGCATATAATCTTCCTTTATCTCTATTGGCTTAAATAGAAATATTTTATTATTAAATAGTGGAAATTCATTTCGTATTCTACTTATTGTGTCATCTATCAAGTATTTTTTACTGAATGTACATACCAATTGTGTCTTCAATACCTCTCTCTCATTTTTAGCTAAATGTTTTATTATAACAATTACATATAAATATAGGATTAAATTTGTTTAATATCACCAAAAGTGTCTCCAACGTAAATTTTTATTGACATTTCATCGGTTTCAAATGCTGATTGTAGAATATTAACCAATTCCATTTCATTTGGGTGAACATCAAATACAAAAGCGTCATATAAATACATCATAAATACAGACTTTTTATCAATTAAGTGTGGTAAAATAGTTTTTATTTTACGCACATTATATTCCGTTTCTAATGATTGTAGAACATAATTGAATACTTTATTTGGCGTTGCATCTTGAATATCACGAAAGGTTTTTTCATAAAACCAAGATTTAACCATACCATCTGTTTCATATTGTTCATACATAGTATCAATCATCGCTTGAACTGTTTCAAAGAATGGATGTGACATAAATTCTGTGGTTATCGTTCCATAGATGTTTTGGAATACTTTAGATTTGAATTGATCATAATCCATACTAATTCCTAAATCATCTCTTATTTGTTCATACGGGTGATACTCAAATTTATAATCCAATATTTTTGCTAATAATTTAATGTGAAAAGCATCATAGTCGAATTGAACTATTTTACCACCGTTAAACCTTGAACGTATTTTATTACGAGTACCATCTTTTTTATTCATAGCGGAAAAATTAAATCCGTTAAAAGAATTACTAGGTCTACTCGTTGTGGTATACCACATATAATTTTGTTTTTTTATCTCATCACCAAAAACTATGTCATTCTTTTCTATTGTATAGAATACTTGTATAAAGTCATTACAATAGTCAATGCACTTTTGAGTAATACTATCAAAAGGTTGCAACGCAATTACATACTTTGAAATATTTTTTGCCCAATCTAATTGATTTGCTAATGGGATTATGTGTCCCAAATCACTTTGATGTTGAAACTTATTTGATAAGAGTTCCATGCTCTTTGTATAAAACTCGTGTAAACTGATGTAGTCGAGGGCATTATAATGTAGATATGAATTTAGGTCTATTCCAAAATTAAATCCATTTGAGATTAATGCCTTTTTATTGAATACAAGTGATTTTGGATGAAGTTGTATGTCTAACAATTTTACATCATCGATTAGTTGATCTGGATGGGTGAAATTAATATAGTTTTCATCCCCATTATCGAATAATAGGTATAGACCTACAATAACAACTTCTGAATGATGTTTATTTCCATTTGAAACCAATGGAACACAAATACAAGGACGTTCATTAAGCATAACAATTTATAGAACTATTATTAAAAATTCTCATCGTATACTGTATATTCACGTGGATTATTTACGATTGACTCAAATATACGAAATTTTTTTGAATTTTCCTCAATAATTCTAGAATTTGTATCCACAACACCTGACTTAATTAATATTCCATTATAATATTCATCAAATTCTGGGCCTGTTAATTTCCATTTTATTTCCAATAAACCATATAACATATGATTGGTTCCCGAATTTGTATCCGCATATGATTTTGCCTGAGCTGCGTCTATTTCAAAAAATATTTTGTTTTGCTCATTTCTCTTATAAGCAAAAAATCTTTTCATATAACCATTTGTAAAATCTGAATCGTTTGGTGGCAATTTAGTATAGACGGGACTTCTTAAATTACCCATATATGTTTCTAACGAACCAATAACTCGTTGCTTATTACCTTTTTGATTGTTATATTCAGTTAAATCAACATACTTAAAATACATATCGGAACGTCTTCTGTATGCTACCAATTTTTTAGATACATTTGGAATCCAATCTATTTCGGTAAACACTTCTCCAGTAGAATATTTATGATATGGACCCGAATATTCTTTCCAATCGTCCAACGTCATCCATTCTTTGCCATTGGTAAACAGATTTTTCTGTATTTGATTTTCCGAGTAATATGCTCTTTTTCTTCCAGTCATAATATATTCCTCACCTAACGTATGCAGTTCTTACTTCTGAAGCGTATTTTCCATCTGCGTTCAATCTTGCAGCTGTGTAAAGGGTCGTTTCCCAAGTAGATGTTGTTACTTTATGTACCACTTTTATTACAGTAAATACAATATCCCAATCTACATTATAATGTTTTGGTATTAAAGACGTTTTTATTACATCACCAAACTTAAATCCATTTATGCCGTCTAATGTTACACTAAACTCTATTGGATATATCGCTCTATTAAGCCACGAAGTACCCAATCCTGTTACCGGATCTTGTGGTTCTATTGTCAAACGTTTAAGTTTAATTAACGTACCTCTAATTAATTCAGACCAAGCCTCTGTCCATCCAGCCTTGCCTAATACATTTAAATCATTATAAAGTTCATCTGTTATTTTCTTTACTTCTGCTTTATAAGTTTCAACATTTTGAAATCCTTTCAAATTTAAAGTTACTTCTAAATTCTGTATTCCTTGGCCCGAACCTCCTCTATCAATAGCACCTTGACCTCTAGCAGCAATATAAGCAGCAGCTGCCATTTCTTTTGATGGTTTTGATACTACCTGAACATTTTTTAGCATAGGTCTTACCATAGTCGCATCAAATTTGAATGGCTCTACTGATCCCTCTTTTATAACATCAGCTGATAGATTAGTATCCTCGATTGAAACAATAGCTCTTGGCCTTTTATTAGATATATCATAACTAAATATATCAGCCATCTCTATCCTCGATCCACCCCTGAGTTTTACGTTTTCTAAGGCTTGGTTATATTCGGATCTGGGTACAAGTTTTTCTGGCTCCTCGAATAATATAGTTGTGAACTGATATATTTCTCCAGTAGAAGTACTTATCATTTTTACGATTTCATCAAAAAATTTAGTTATATTTTTTAGAGATATGTTTTGACCACCTGTTGCTAAGAAAGAGTCATATGTACGTTTAACAAAATCAACTCCAACCAATATTTGACCTATATTAATCACATTATCTTTTATTATAGGTGTTCGTTTACCATTTTTATCAGGAGCGGATTGAAATAATCTAAGTACCTGATTTCCTCCAGTACCATCTTCTCTCCATGAACCTTCTTTATTAAATGGACAAAACTCCCCATATTGTCCCATTATTATGTCTGGAAAAAATACATCTATTGGATAAGCAGACCTAACATATTTATTATATTCTGCCTCATTATTAAAAGCTTGTATTCTAAATAAGTTAGTGGAGAACTTATTATTAGTATCGTTTTCGTATCTTTCTATTAATTTATTTGCAAATTCTACTAAAGATCCCAATCTAACATACCAAAATGTTTTTGGAACTGAGTTAGCTTTAACTTCAGATTCATTTGTAGCCGTTATTGGTTCTTCAGTTGAAGCAGTATCGGTTGGATTTTCTGTTTCTGGTTGGTTATCTTGTGCATCTTTACCTGCTTCATTTAAAGTATCATCATATTGTTTTTTAGCCTCATCATATACATTCCCATTATCTTTTTGCTCTTTACTTACCGAATCTTCTCTTGAAGGTCTAACGTTACTACCAACACCTACCTTAATTTGAATTTGTGCTGGAACTATGTCCACTAATGTTGAAGTGCCAGTTTTAAATCTTTTATTATCAACCTGTAGGTAGTACGTTTTTACACCCTCACTTTTTGGTTTAAATACAGTTTCTATGTAAGCACCTTTTTGTCTGTCTTTGCCTAAAATGCTATCTGTTGTAAGCAATTTAGGCTTTTCAAATTCATCGTTTCCACCAAAAATTTTCGCATTATCATATCCGTTGTATAGCCCGTCATTCGCTGAAAAACCGAACCATCTATTCATTCTTAGCCTATATGTTTCACCGACTTTATATGTATAAGCGTTTATTCCATTTTCATTGTTAAATGTAACTGGCGAATAATTACCATCAGCTCCCAATATATCAAGTCTTGTATCTCCAAAATCAACACGTTGTTGTGCATTAAAAAATGGATCTACATTCATATCTATTACGTTTCTTTCACCATCTACACCACTTCTTTTTTGCTTTGCCTTAGCTCGTACATTAATATACCTAACTAATTTAGTTTTTGCTTTATTTTCATATTGACCAGTAAATCTTCCACCTGGCTGTATCATCTTACCTGTTTTTGGATCCTTTAAGGGTACAGAATATTCCGATGTTGATACAGTTGTTGGTTGGTATTCAACTAATACAACTTTAAGTGTTGCCTTATATTCACCGACATTATTGTTATTTGCACCACCAGAAACTACAGATCTATTAGGTTTCCATGTAATCCTAATTCTATCTCTATTTGGTACATTAGGTCTTGGATCTTTTAATTCCCACCTATCTGATTCACCATCATTGTCTAAATCTATTGGGTTTACCAATTTTTTAGTATTATTTTCTATATCAATAAAAAACGAATAAGGATCCTGTCCCCATCTATCATTTGGATCGAAGTCTTGAAAAACAACTAATTGCTCATTATTAGCTAATATCCCAAAGTCAAGTGTTTTAGATAATCCCGTATTAGCATCAAGATATTCTATTTCACCTAAATCAACATCTATATCGTCTCGCCACGTATTCACATCATTTAAAAGAGCTTCTAATACTGAGCCACCACTAATGTATGGTGTTATCACCCCGGCTTTCACATACGGATTATTATAGAATTCTTTTATAATTTCCCATTTATCTCTCCACCCACCACTATTCCATCTACTATTTGGATCTGAAAATTCTCTACCACCACTCTGATTCCAAATATTATCGAAAAACTGCTGTCCTTCTTTTTTAATTTTTTCTACAAGTTCTTCTTCAGTCTCACCTTGTTGTTCAGCTTCCCCATATGGTGTGCCACCACCTTCCCAATTACCAGCATCATAGTCATAATTATTAATTACTATATTTTGTACTTCCTCAAATTCCGAGGTTAACATACCAATTCCATAGTAATCTAAGAGTTTTTCTGTTGTTTGCTCTTTGGGATAATAAGCTATTTGACCACTTTCAAGTGAAGCGGTTTGTATGGACAAATCTTTATTTATAACCGTTAGTAGATTTAAACCTTTTAACTCAGAATTCCAACCGTCAACCATGACAATATCACTCTGATCGGATGGTAAAACACTTTGGTCTCCTGATAATCCCAAAGCTATTGTTGTTGCCGATACTATTTCTACATCAGCTGCTATAGATAGATTTGGTTGAACTGTCCAATTAAACCCATATATTATTCCTTTAAATTCTAATTTATTAACCCAAGGATTTTCAGCATAAACACTCCAACCGAATGACAATTGAACTTCACGTCCTGGTGTGAATAATGCCCCTTGTAATTCTTCCAACTCAAATCCATCTATTGTTAAATCTGGAAAGTATGTAAAACTAAATTTACCTTTTAACAAAGAACCACGTTGTCCCATATTAGATATTTCTACACCGGTCAATAACGGTATTTTTGGTACATTCCTATCCTTTGTGTATAAAATTAAATCACCTTGTTCATCCGAATTTCTCCCATCCAATTGTTCTTTCGAAAATCCCAATCTTACATTCGGAAAATCTACGGAAACAACATGAGCCCAAGGCATTTTTTGATATGGCCATTCTATACTTTTTGTGTTTGCACTTCGGAAATCTGAAGCAATAAAAGCTGCTCGCATTTCCAACTCAGCCCTAACATCGGGGTGTACATCCAAATAAAACGGATTTATGTAACGTCCTAACGTATCGTAATACGGCATTATTATCTACTCCTATTGAACTCTGTCAATCGTTCACTTACACCGACTAAGGTTTCATACGGTATGTATAATAATTTTCCAGGAGGTATATTCATAGATCCCTTTCCTAAATCATTCGCTCTTGCAATTACAAACCATAACCTTTCGTCACCATAAAACTCTTTTGCTAATATGTCTAATCTATCACCGTCTTGTGATATTATACGGGTATCATTTCCTGTAAAAAAATCTGGATACATTACGGTTGTTAATCGTCTAACAGTACCTTCTTTTCCTGTGGAATCTATCTTTTTAGCACCCGTCATTATCATAGCATCTTGATAGCGTCTCATATCTATTTCCTTATATTATTAAATATGTAATATTTTAAAATTATTCGTTTGGATTCAATATGTAAGTGTAATCATCTAAACCATCGGAATTATAACCTTTATCGTTTTTATTGGATGGACGACCACTCCATTTTGAATTATAAGATCTACTTTTTACACCAAGTGATGCATCTCTATCTTTACGGCGTTGCCAAACATCTATAGGATCATTGTTGGGTCTTAATCTAGGTATAATTCCATATGCGTTGGTGGCCTGTATATGAGCAATCTCATAAGTTTGTTTAGCATCTTTTAGTGGTGTAAACCAAGCTTTCCATAGTGGCTGTTTAACTGAATCTGCTAAAAGTGTTGGAGCTTTCATTCCAGCACTTATGGGTTTAGGCCAATATTTATAATCACTATTATCTGGTTGTTGAACAATATAATAGTCAGCCCAAGACTCTCTAGTAGTTTTAGTTCCCTCAACATCTGGCGTTAAATTTAATTTAGTATAAGCATTGAATGTTGTTTTTTGATCCAAATTTGTTGGTATGCTAAACTTATATGATGTTTTATCGAAATTTGGTTCGTATCCTCTTGGCCATCCTGTATAGGATTCTCCTACGTTCTTACCATTCTCTTCTACTAAAGCTGTTCCAGTAAAGTAATGTGGACCAACTCTCCAAAACTTAGTACCATCCTTTCTCCAACAAGTTGCTGTCACAGGACATTGTTTTGGTGGACATTTCTTTGGCGGTTCACACCCAATGCTTTCGCCCGATAATGGAGTTATCTCTACACGTCTATTCTCTTGACTAGGCCATGTAGCATTACGGCCCTTACCCCTTTTATCAATTGCTGTTTTTTCATCACCAAATCCTTGACCATCTATAACTAATCTATTAGGATCTATTCCAAATTCTTCTATAAGAAGATTTGCAACTGTAGTTGCTCTTCCCCAAGACAAATATATGTTATATTGTGGATTATTTCTTTCTTTTGAGCAGTAACCAGTAACCTTAACTTTCAAGTCAGGACAGCGTTTTAACCACTCAACATATGTTCGTATAGCAGTTCTTGAAGGTGGAGTTATTTCTCTATCTTCATCAAAACAGAAATCTATCCTACAAACACATGGAGGAATTATAATTGGTGTTGTTGTTGGCACCGTTGGTGTAGGTGGTGGTGTAACAGTTGGCGGTGGTGTTGTTGGTGGTGGTGTACCAGTTGGCGGTGGTGTTGTTGGTGGTGGTGTACCAGTTGGCGGTGGTGTTGTTGGTGGTGGTGTTGTTGGTGGTGCATCAGTTGGTGGTTCATCAATTGGTGGTTGTGATTCTTTTGTAACTTCAGGTGGTGGTGGAACAACACCACAAAGCAAAGCGTTCATAGGGTGATTCATCGGCAAATCATCGTGAGTTCTAAAATAATTTACCACATCACCACTCATTGGCAATAGACCCGATTCAAAACCAGATGGGTTTCTATCATCAAATAATGAGTAGAATACACAGTCCCATTGAGGTCTGTATATGTTAAATGTTACAAATGTACATTGAACTATAATTGTCTTTGGCAATTCCAAAGCACCCGGCCTTGATAGTTCACCAACAGAAATTTGAGTTCCATCAGGTGTAGTTACTTTTTGCGTATCTGTTAAGTCCAAATCAGCAGCTAACTTAGCAGTTTCCCATGTTGTTTGTGTATTATCAAATGTATAATTTAATGTACTTATAAATCCTGGGAATTTTCTGTATAGATTACCAATGTTCAATCTACATATTGGTGCCTTCATAAAACCTGGATCTATGTAATCGGGTGAAGTCCATGATGCTAACATGTTTAATTTACGCCATGTAGCCTTCAATTCATCTCTACTACCAATGTGAATAGTAAATCCAAATGATATTTCTCGTTCATACCCATCATACGAATAAACTGGGTCGGCTCTTCCTATGTATTTTATTGGAGTCCAAGTTGGTTTATGGTTATCAACTATTGTATCTAAATATGCCCTAAACACTAAAGCTTCAGTTGGTCTATATGCTGTTCCTTGAAGATCCACTCCTGAGAAATAAAACTGTATGGAATCCTGTGCAGATAATAAATGATCCTTTGAATCATTAAATCTATCGTGTTCATACACGGTGTTTAAATTTAGATCATATTCTTGACGTTTCCAATCTATAATGTTTATTCTATCACCATGAAACCCATTCCAAAAATTCCTATCTAACGGTAAATTGTTAGACTTATCGTTTAGCGTTATTACTTCATCTTTTATGGTTGGATAAGCACCATATCTTCTATTAGCTAATCTGTAAGTATCAGCTTTACTTCTAGACTTATCTTCAGGTTTATAGGAATCTTTTACATTTTTAGCTAATCCAGATGTGTACTTGATATTTGATATAAATGGAAATGCCTTTATAAATCCACGTTTTCCTGGATTACCAAATCCAGCACTGTACTGACCTAAATTTTCTATATGTAATTTGTCATAGTCAATTGTATCGGGTGAGTGCGAAAATCTGCTATATTTTTCTATATTTAAAAGTGTTCTAAAGTCTGATGGGTCTGTGTCTTTAGGTTGATGACCCAATCCTAACTGTGGGTAATCTAATGTTGTAAAGTCATCGGATGTATCTAATTCCTGTGAATATAAATTGTTAGATCTATCTATATTTGGACCTAATGCCATCTTAGGATTGGCTTCACGATTAATCTTATCGGCCGTCATAGCTTCTAATCGTTCCCAATCAGACGGATATTTGAATTCAAATGGACTTAATTTTTTAATTCTATTCTTAGTATCGGTTCCAATGAACTCGTCATCTAAATCGGTTTCTATTCCATCTGGAGAAAGGTGTTGTTGTCCAGATACTTCATTTGGGAAACGAGGTCCACCAATTTTTACATATGACGTGCTTTGCATACCCATGCCGTTTGTCACGCCAAATATCTGACCGTTTGATGTTTCTAATTGAGTTAGATCAGACGATTCAACCGTTGATACCGCCTTTACTTGTGCAGCCCTTATACCTAATTTAGAAGCAGCTAATACCAATCCCTTGAACGTACTATCATTTTGAGAGTAATCATTTTTTAATTTTTGAGCATATGTTATTTTACCATCTCGTTGGTCTTTATATTCACCATATTTTATTAAATCTAATAGAGATTGTGCATTTTGTATAGATGACGCATCTTTAGCTGTTTCACTGTTTATAGCCCTATATCTATCAGTTTCAAACGGGAACAAAAACTTAAATGGTTGGATTTTTTGTAGTAGAATTTTTGTTTTTGAATTTATACGAATATTATTAAAATCCGCATATTTCGATGTTACATCTTGCCAATATGGTCTAACTCCTAATAATTTATCATTAACAGTTGATGCTAATAATAAACCAAAAGCATTACTCAATCTACCACGTTCTAATATTAAAAAATCGCCATAGTTGTCTATGGTTATCGATGTATCTTGATTTAAAATAGATCCTTTAAAAAACATCGAATCAGCTGCCAAACCTATTAGATCCTTTCTTGGCATTATATTCGTACTATTGACAGAACGAGCTCTTTCTTTTACAGGTGCTTCTTTAAAATCAAATGTTTTTAATTCTAATATTCTACGTTTATCATATTTGTTTAATGGTATTTTAAAATCTTCAGGTTTAACCAAATGAGGACCAAATTCCAAATATGGACTAAAGCTTCCACTTTGCCCCAATGTTGAACCCAATATTATACCAAATACTTCTCCCCCATATTTAGTATATTCACCAGTCTCACTATTAAATAATCTATCAAAATACGTTTGTTCAAATTCAGGGCCTCTGAAAAATACTTCTTCCGCTATACTCTCGTTATATTCTCTGAATGGAATCCACCCAGAATTCATAGCAGTAAATCTTTCAGTAACCGTTGGCTTTTTAAACTCAAATACTTGAGACCCCTTTATTCTGTCTTGAGTTATTAATTGAAATTTTATATTTTTATCGTCAAATAAATTTTTGCTATTTTCTGACCAAGTTGGGACAAATGATTGTGGTTTAGATATACTAGCAGCACTTAGTATTAGCCCGTACATATCACCCTGAAATTCTTCCATCTCACTAAACAACATTGATCTATATGTATTCGGTTGATTTGTACCCCTATCATATTTTGCAGAGAAAAATACTTCCCTATCAAATCCCAACCCTATACTTATTTTATCCGGAAAATAACCAGTAGTATTTACTATTTTAAACGGATGTTTTGCACGATTTATAGTTGTACCAAAAAATCCCAATAATGAGTTTGGTCCACCAAATCCAGAAGAAATTCTGTTTATTTCTAAATCTGTATCTTTTTGTGGTATTCTATTTTCACGAATAGTGTCATATGAGTTTGGTAACAATTCTTTTACCAACCCTATGAGTCTATTATAATTATTTTTTGGATTAACGTCTAAGTCATCAAAATAATTGTAATCATCTAAATTTAAGGCACGTTCTATAGATACACTTTCATATCTACCAGCGACACCATCCATCAGTATACCATGACGAGTAAATCTGAGTCCTAATACACTTCTTCCAGTTATATTAGCAGGAACTGATAGGGGATTGTAGACTTGAGTAGGAACTCTACCTAATGTTAACAGAGTCTCTATAGGATTTCTTCTTGTTGCTATGTCTACGTTTGGATTCATAGCTTGGAGTCCAGCTTGTTTTATGTTCCAAAGTATTCCTCGTCCCGATAATAGAAACTTTCCAATACGTTTTGTATCTAAAACTGTCCTTACCGTATTAGCAATAACACCACCACGAACCAATCCGTCATCGAATTTTGATATTTTTAAGAAGTCTGGTCCTTTTAATGATCCATCGACAAATGGCTGTCCTATGAATATATCATCATTATACGCTTCTAAACTTAGTGAGTATTTACTGTGCTGATTATCTATTAATCTGTTGTTACCATTAGACCAACTTTCCATGTTACCATCAACAACACTTGGTCTAACATCAACACCCCCACCTGTAGTGTATCTTTTTGTAAAGTTTGGTGCAGCTGGATTTATACGAACACGATTAGTAGCGATGTTTAAATTTAATTTCTGTATTGTTACCGCTGGAATCTGTATGTCTAATGTTGATCTGAATCCAGATATTGTTTTACCACTAAAAGTTAATGGTGCAAATTGTTCTAAGTCACGGGTTTGAAGTGGCTGAGCTATTTGTCTTATAGTTGATAATGCAAATCTCTGTAGTCTTTGTGGAAATCCTGGAATTCTTAGTAAGTTCGGATTGAATCTAGGTGTTATTATAGGATAAGCAGTCCCATCGAATTGAGACATGTTTACCATAAATCCGAATCTTGTTGTTTGATTGAATCCAAAGAATCTAGTTGTTTGAATTGAATATGGATCAAAACCATCCCAATCAAATTGAGTTGCACCTGCATTCAAAAAGTTTACAGTCGTTCCCAATGTTGGATTGAAACCAGCTGCTACATTATAAGCTGTATTTCTGCCGCCTAAATCCGCAAACGCATGGAATCCTCTTGTAGTACTTATATTATTTGGATCAAAATAATTTACCGTTGGAGCTCCAGACCTTAATCCAGTCCAATCGAATCTTGATACGCCAGCCCGTAATGCCGATACATTACCAACCTGTATTGTTGCATACGATGTTGGTTCTCTTTCAACAGCGAATGTGTGGAAACCTCGTGTTGTTGAACCACCCGCTATTGGCCAATTGGGGAAGAAATTCACTGCCGGAGCTGTGTTTCTTGTCCCTGACCAATGTAAATCTAAACCACTACCAAAAAATACAGGTAATGTTCTTGCTCCAGTAGAAGTACCTTGTGTAACAAATGCTGTAGGTTCACCTGTTGATGCAAATGTATGAAATCCACGTGTACCATTATTACGTGTTCTGAACGGTGCTGATAAATCAAAGTAGTTTACTGTTGGAGCAGCTGTTCTGAACCCATCCCAGTCAAAGAAAGAAGCAAATCTATCTAATATTTCCACCAATCCTGTTTGTATGGTATTGTATGATGTTTGTTCTTTCTCTCTAGAAAATGCATGAAATCCTCTTCTAGTAGAAGTATTTGGGAAGAAATCTACAGTACGTCTTGTAGCAAAACTTCTTGGTCCATCCCAATCGAAACGAGTAGCAGTTGGACGTAATATCAATGCACTGCCAACTAATTGAGTTTGGTATGATGTTGGTTCCCGTTCAACAGCAAATGTATGAAATCCACGAGTAGTTCTTATATTATTTTGGTCTAACCAATTTACAGCTGGAGCTGCGTTTCTTGCTCCTGACCAATGTAAATCTATACCAGGACCAAAAAATACGGGTAATGTTCTTGAACTCGGTGTTGCAGCTATGGTTCTAAATGCAGTTGGTTCTAAAGGCTGTGCAAATGCATGAAATCCTCGTCTACCATTATTACGAGTTCTAAACGGCCCTGATAAATCAAAATAATTTACTACTTGAAATGCTACATTCGCTCTTGGACCAGTCCAAGGACCAGAAGTAAGGCTAGTTGTTCTTGTATTTAGTATCAATACATTTCCAATTGCCTGTGTTTGGTATGAGGTTGCTTCTCGCTCAACAGCAAATGTATGGAATCCTCTGAAAGTCCATTGGTTTCCAAAATCCATATAATTTACAGCTGGTGCATTTACCAACGTACCATCCCAATCAAATCGGGTAGCGCCCAATGGACCTGTTGTAAGTGTAACGGCTGGACCAAATCGTGTTACTATTTGGTTGTTAGCAGTTGTTTGATATGATGTTGGTTCTCTTTCAATAGCAAATGTATGAAATCCTCTCCAAGTACTAAACGGTGCTAATAAATCAAAAAAGTTAACCGCTGGAGCCGCTGCTCTAAATCCATCCCAATCCAATTGAGTTGGTCCAAGTGGACCGCCTATTAATGCTACGGGAGGACCTCCTGCTAAAACTAATTGTCCAATTGCAGTTGTTCTATATGCTGTTGGTTCAAAAGGACCCGAAAGGGCAAAAGTATGAAATCCTCTCCAAGTACTAAAAGGTGCAGTTAAATCAAAAAAGTTAACTGCTGGAGCATTTACTCTAAATCCATCCCAATCCAATCTACTTGGACCAGTAGGACCCGGTAAAAGTATTACAGGAGGACCAAACGATGATATTAATTGACCATTAGCTGTTGTAACATACGATGTTGGTTCAAACGGACCTGAAAGAGTAAATGTATGAAATCCTCTCCAGGTACTAAACGGTGCTGATAAATCAAAAAAGTTAACAGCTGGCGCAGCTGCTCTCAATCCATCCCAATCAAATCGAGTAGCACCTAACGGACCAGGAGTAAGTGTTACTGGAGGTCCACCTTGTAGAACCAATTGATTGTTTGCTGTTGTTTGATACGAAGTTGGTTCGAGTTCAAATGCAAAAGTATGAAAACCTCTCCAAGTTCTTTGAGCAACTAAATCAAAAAAGTTAACTGCTGGAGCGGCTGCTCTAAATCCATTCCAATCAAATTGTGTTGAACCGAATGTCAATATTACTGGAGGTCCACCTTGTAGAACTAATCTACCATTTGCAGTTGTAGCATATGAAGTAGGTTCCTTTGTAAATGCAAAAGTATGAAAACCTCTCCAAGTTTGAATTGTATTAACATCAAAATAGTTTACCGATGGTGCATTTCTTCTAACACCGTTCCAATCAAATCGAGTAGCACCAAAAGTAAGTGTTACAGGACGACTGCCGGGAAATATTACTTGACCGTTTGCAGTTGTAGCATACGAAGTTGGTTCACGTTCAAATGCAAACGTATGGAAACCTCTCCAAGTTTGAATGGTATTAGTATCGAAATAATTTACAGATGGTGCGTTACCTCTTATACCATTCCAATCAAATTGAGATGCATTAGCTCTTAAAGTTACAGCGTTACTATATGCTGATAATCCTGCTAATACGGGGGTTGTTGCATATGATGTTGGTTCTTTTGTAAATGCAAATTTGTGGAAACCACGTACAGTACTTTGGTTAGTAAAATCGAAGTAGTTTACTGTTGGTGCCGCTATTCTTAATCCATCCCAATCGAATCGTGAGGAATCTGTTTTATATTTTGTATCTTCCCTTTCAAATGCAAATGTATGAAATCCCTGTATTGTATTTCTGTTGTTTCTATCAAAATAATTTACAGATGGTGCATTTACACTCAGTCCATCCCAATCGAAATCCGAAGAATCTACTTTGTAACGTGTTCTCTCACGAGTCAATGCAAATGTATGAAAACCTTCGGTGGTATTCTTATTATTTATATCTAAGTAGTTTACCGATGGTGCATTTCTACGAAGTCCTTCCCAATCAAAATCAGAAGCATCTGTTTTATATTTTGTTGTTTCCCCTGGTTGAGCAAACGCATGGAATCCATCACGAGTATATTTATTGGTTATATCAAAATAATTAGCTTCTACTATTGCATCATATCCCAATGTAGAACTACTTGTTCTATATTCAGTTCTTAATGGTTCTGCGTTATTAGTAAATCCTGAGGCGTTATCATCGGGAAACTGATTTAATTGTTGTCCAAACTTATTAGATAGATTACTATTGCTATCAGTCTCATGCCTTCCACTTGGATTTGTTTGGATAGATCCATCTAAATTTAAATCACTCAATCCGAATATACGAGCTATTCTTGATGCTGAATTGTATTTTATTGGTGCTCCATTTATGTCTAACTTAGTGCTATTTAATATGGTATTAGCATCATTGTTTACCGATAACCTAAAGGTTTCTGGATTATTATCTATATTAGGTGACTCAGTTTCTCTATCCTTCGTCTGTCTCGGTATTGTTATAGGTATGAGTGGAACTTTTATATTATTTATAGCTTCCGAAGGATCTTTTATTATAAATGGTGCTTGTCCAGCCTTTGGCAATTCTTGAGGTTTACGTTCTATGTTTACGTCAGGTATTCTTATGTTTCCAGTCTGATTATCACGCTTTATAATATCTACATTAGATTCTGTTATGTTGGTTTGAGAAACATTCGTTTCTATACGTGATAATTGAGATACTACATCTGTTACTGAAGTTTTTCCAAATGTACTTTTGTTATAATCTTTACTTTGTGGAGATAGTTGAGATACCGAATTTACTAATATATTTTCAGTTCTTGGTTTTTGAATATCATCTAATCGAGTTGTATCTAATTTTTTTGTAACATCACTATCCGTTAACGTATTCTGAATATCATCCAAGCGTGTTGTATCTAGTTTACCAATTAAATCCACTTCTTTTGGTGAATTTATTTTTGGTAAATCTCCACGATTTATAAAAGTATTTGATATTGGTTGGAACGAGGCAAAATTATCACCATATTGAACTGCTCTTGGAGTCCTTGAATTTGGATCTACGGGAGCGGTTGGTCCTTTCCAACGATATTTAGATAAGTCCGATTTTAAATCTAAAAGTGACATTCGTTTTCCTAATCTTTTCTATAAATATAACTTAATAAGATTATTACCTTTTTAAAAATCTTCCAGTACTATTATCAACATTAGCGTTGACATCACTCCGTGCATTCAATGAGACACTGATTTCCTCGATAAATCTTTCACCAAACTTAATTTCAGCCTTTTGAGTAGACAATGAGCTCAATACTTTTATCATAGTATCTAATTTTTGCTCTATTCTTTCTGTGTTAAGATTTACATTTTGAGTTTGAGGTGCATTACCAAAATTACTGTTAGATGTACGAATAGTTGCAAATTTTGGTGGAGGTGGTATGTTTACAACAGGCTTATTGCTTTCTTCACCAAAACCAAAAAATGAAGATACTTTATTTAAACCACTCTTAACAAGACTTGTAACACTACCAAAAAGTCCAGTATTTCGTTTTTCTTCCTTCCCTTGCATTTTAAGAGAAACACTATTTAATTTAGAAACATCTAATTTATTTAAAGCCATGCCAACCGATTCGAGTGATTGTGCCATGTAAAATATTGCATTACTTAATGAAATTACTTTAGTAGCTTCCATTACATTTAATATACCAAATAAAGATACTAATTTACTATTACCCCTATCGTCCATTGATCTACTAAATGATTTTACTAAGAAATCCAAGGCTTTTCCGAAATCCCATAAGGCATTTATTTTCTTATCGTCCATTTTTTCTAAAGCCTCTGAAACCTCTTTCAGTCCAACTGCCAAGTGTTTCATAGTTCCAGAAAATGCCATTATTCTATTCATATTTATTTTTGCTATAAAATCGACTATCTTTTCAAGTGGACTTTGAGTTCCAAATACTCCTAAGAATGTCTCTTTGAAAGACTTCATTAGAATACCCTCACCTTTACCCATTTTCTTAAAAAATTCGTCCATAGCATCAGCTGCTTTGTATATCTTACCCCAATCTAAATTTTGAATTATTTCAAAGCTTTTTGCAGTTTTATGAGCTGCTTCTGCAAACAATTCGGCACTTTTTGCAAAGGCGTATATTGCACCAGCAATAGCATATATTGTTCCAACTACAATAGCAATTTCTCCAGCAGCAGCAACCGAACCTTTTAGTGCCTTCATTGCAAACATTATTCCACCTATCATAGCACCAACAATACCCAATCCAATTTGTCCATCGGTTCCCGCTTTAGCTAATTTTTCAGCTGCATCTGATATTACCCATATTGCACCAGCTAATCCAACTAAACTACCTATTAAACCAGTCTTACCTCTACCAAATAACCCTAATATTTTCCATAAAGCTATAAATCCACCAACTACATATACTAATGTTTTATTTTCACTAAAAAATTTCATTAATATTCCACCGAGGTCTTCAAAAAACCCACCTATATCTCCAGTTAGCAAACTCATAAAAGACAACTTTTTATTGGTTTTATCAACTTCTTCACCCATTTTTTTTACGCCATCCGTTGGAAATAAATCTACACCGCCAAATAAACCAGAAATTGCATTTGCAGCCATTTTAATAAGTTCGCCTAAGAATTCACCAAATCCCTTACCTTCGGATGTCATTTGTTTAAATAAATCAATAATATATCTTAGCCCTTTAAGTGCCCAACGTATACCCGCTGCTAATATATCTGCCATTGGTTTAGCAACCCCATTCAATCCATCAATTATATCTCTTATAATTCCAGAATTAATAATTTCAGTCATTATTTGGTGTAAAACATCCAATACTGGTAATGCAGTTTGCATAACCTGTAATTTAATTTTTGTCATTTGGTCGTCATAACGTTGCATTAAGGTCGCATTTTCTTTTTCCAAAGCTAATTTATTCGCATAATCCGCTTGACCTTGTTTGCCCATTAAAGCTGCCTGTTTAGCATATTCCCGTAATTCTTTTGCGTTTTTAGCTTCTAATATTGCCGCCTCTTGCATTGAAAGACCTAATTTTTTCATAGCGTCTTTTCTTGTCAACATGTCTACCAATTTTTCTCTATCCATTCCGAATTGTTTTGCAAAAGCGTCCTGAGCTATTACTCCCCCACGTCTTTTTAATTTTTCAAAATCTGCTAAAGAACCCATAGATTGATCTAATAGGTCTAATGCCTTTGCTGATTCACCCTCAAAAAATGCCAATCTAATTGCGTCCATGCTTGCAACACGAACTCCACTTAGTGATGTCGAAATCATTTCAGCTTCAAGTGAAGCTTCTATGTCCATTAAAAAATCACCTGTGGATTTAAATTGATCCATATCCATTCCCAACTGTTTTGCTTTATTAGCAAAATGAATCAAATCTTTCAAAGAATCTTTCATGTTTACTTGAATAGATTTTGGAACAGCAGCTAAAGCTTTTAGTGCAGAACGAGAGTTCATTATACCCTTACTCATCTTATCAACACTCATTACCATTTGATCCATGGTTTTTCCATGAATTACACTCAGTTCAAAGAATTTTTGTGAGTCTTCCGTTGTCAGTTGAAACTTCTCTCGTAAAATTGTCATAACTTCAACATTCTTCATAGCTTCTTTTGAATCTATTATTCTCATTGGATCTATACCAAAGTCATCTGAAAGTTGCTTTGTTGTCTCTAAAAACTGCTCCCAATTGACACCAACCAAATTAACTTTCATTGCCATATCAGCAAATTGTTGAGTTACTTTAATAGCTTCACCACGTGTTACATTAAGTCCAACACCAATTTTTGCAACTACTTCATCTAATTGTAACGCTGCACCGAAGAAGAATTTTATTATTGTAGTTGCAAATGAAAATACTCCAGATAAAAAATTAAACGTTACTTCAAATGCACCCTTTATTTTATTTTTTAAAGAAACCAATCTGTCTGATATGTTTCTTGTGCTCTTTTCAGCTTTATCCATTTCCATTTTTTTATGCAGTCCTCCTGCTGGAACAGCGGCAGCTACTCCTGCCATAGCCTTTTGTGTATCTACGGTTGCCTGTTTTGTTTTATACATTTCTTGGGATTGTTGAGCTACGGACTTATTTATAGATTTAACACGTTGTAATTGATTTTCATACGACTTTAATACATTTTTTTGCATACCCGCTCTTTTTTCCCCCATCTTATCAGCATTTAAATCCACCAATGCTATTTGCTGTTTTATGTCTCTCTCAAGTTGATAAAGATCAATCATCTCATATTGTCTTTGCCCTAAATTATCAATCCCCTCAGCAATTTTTGATTCCATAGAATCCAATTCTTTAGCAATGTTTACCGTACCTTCCATTGTTTTTGAGAAAGCTTCATTGACTTTGGTTGATTGAGTGGATCTTATATTAGCATCCTTCATTTCATCAGCAAGTGCCTTAGTATTTGATACCGTCAATCCAATTAGCTTAGATTGATTTTGTGTTTCCGCACTCATAGAACGCATAAGTGCTACGGAATTTTCTTGAATGCCCGCTAATTCCTTGTTATAGTCCCTTATAGTTTTGAAACTACTTTCATCATCTTTTAGTTTATCAGCCCTATCCTTTTCTATCTTCTCCGTCTTTTTTAAACGTTCAAAATCTTCACGTTTTAATTTTGATAATTTTTGAGAAATTTCATAATACTCTTTGGCAACTTTTTTTCGTGTCTTTTCTAACTCTACTATTTTATCCATTTCAGCTTTATTAGCCTTATCGTGCCCAGTTATTGTTTTTTTTATTTGAGCTATTTGAACTAATAATTGTTTTCTCTCTTTTTCCAATTTAGCTATTGAACTAGACACCTGTTCTTCTCCAGTACCCTTTTGTTTTTTTTGAGGAGTTTTTGGATTGGTAGGATTGGTTGGATTGTTGAGATTGCCTTTTTGTTTAGCCATTATTATACCGAATAAAGATACTATAAATAAAATAGTCTACATACGTATAAATATGTAGACTATGAAATTATCATAAAAACTTTATTTTTTAGAGTATAGTGAGTATGGGTTTTCTACATTAGGTTGATGTACCATTGATGAATTACCATTGTTACCATCTTCATATTGTTTATTTTCACGTTCAATAGCATCAACAGTTTGCTTAATGTAAAAATGTCTCAAATGAATTGGCATAGAATAAACATCACCCCAATTAAACCCACTCTTAGTATAATAACATAGATCGAATATCTCTCTATGCATTATTAATTTATACTCAGGTGTTAGGCCAAAAAAAGGAGACATCCATCGGGATGTCCAACTCCTTCATTTCACCAGTTTCTTCAGACACAAATGTAAATCTCATGTCTAAGTCTGGAGATATTTCTTTGATATGAGAACGTAATGCTCTTGAATCAACAGCGAATAATTCATTATCAACAAAATCATTTATTACAGCCCTTCCAGATTCACCGTCAATAGATGTTATAATATATTTGAGCCTTGTTGTTAACTCCTTATCGATTCCACTTCTGTTTATTTTTCGGTTCATCGATTTTAATTCTTGTTGAACTTGATTTTCCAATCCATGTGTCATCAATCTGAATGTTACTTTTCGTTTTGAATTTGGAAGTTCAAAATCGAATTCATTCTTACGTTTCTCAAATAAGCTGTAATCGACCTCCTTGTGCTCGATTTGAGATAAATCTATTGTTACTTTTTGTTTATTTCCTGGAGAAAATGGATCTTCTATTTCAACTGTGTAATCGTTACCGTAACCTAATAATCTAGCAGCAACCATAATTGCGTTTTTATCACCGCTATAAATATCATCGTAATTAACGGGGGTAACAATCAAGGACTCAAATAATTTATCCAACACCACGCCCTGTTTAATAAGGTTTTGTGATGTTAAAATATCTTCTTCTCTTGCTGTCATATACTTCATTTCAATAAAACCATCAGCTAATGGATGTCCTTCTGGATAAAGAAGACCACGTGATGGCAATGGAACAACTTCTGTTGGAAAGTTTGTTTTTTTTACTTCAGACTGTTTATATTCGGATAATAAACGACTTTTGAGTTCGGCATCTGAAATTTCTTCCTGTACTTCATTTGGTAAATTATAACCATTTGGTATTTTCGTCATAACTAATTCCTGTGAGATTAAAAATAAAACGTTTTACAATACTAATAAATATGGGTTTTGGTAAAAAATACTATTTCTTATTGTTGCTATACCACTCGATTGTTGATTTTAGACCTTCACCAAATGAAATCTTTGGCTCCCATCCTAATTCTTCTTTTGCTTTTGATGAATCTATTGCATATCTTCTATCATGTCCTAATCTATCTTTTACATATTGTATTGTAGAATTTTTTACATCCATAAGAGAGATTATTTTTCTTACCAACTCACCGTTAGACCACTCATTATCAGAGCCTATGTTATAAACTTCACCATTTTTACCCTTTTCGTATGCAAGCCAAACTGCTCTACAATGGTCATTAACATGAATCCAATCACGCACATTGAGCCCATCACCATATATTGGCAATTTTTCACCATTCAATATGTTGTTTATCATCATTGGTATCAATTTTTCCGTATGTTGTCTTGGTCCATAGTTGTTTGAACATCGTGTTATTACCGTTGGGACACCATATGTGTGATAAAATGACCTAACAAACCCATCAGCAGCAGCCTTTGCAGCGGAATACGGTGAATTTGGTGATATTTGAGAATTTTCGGTGAATTTTTCATCAGAATCTAATTCCAAACTGCCATAAACTTCATCGGTTGACACTTGTAAGAATTTTTTTAGTCTTAATTCCTTTGCAACAGTTAAAAGTGATAAAGTTCCAATAACATTAGTATCTAAAAACGGTTTAAAGTCCTGAATAGACCTATCTACATGTGATTCTGCTGCAAAATTTATTATGCCCTCAATCTTATGTGTTTTGCATAGATAACTAACATAGTCTGTGTCTTCTATTTTACCGATATACGACTTAAAATCGTCATTATCAACGAATTCCTTTACATTTTCGGGATCTGCAGCGTAGGTATTTGCGTCTAAATTTATTATTTTTATATTATCGGTTTTTGATTTTAGTATCATGTGGATGAAATTACTTCCTATGAAACCATAACCGCCTGTAACCATTATTGTTCTTTTTTCTGAATGCATAATAATAAAAAACCCTATACTTAAAAATATTTCTATTAATAAATATAGGGAATTTTACTAAAAAGTGGTTTTAATACTAATAAATCGAAAAAAATACGATTAAATTAGTATTGTAGAATTGCATAATCGTAGGCTAAAGTGAGAGAAATCTCAACAAACGCATCGTTTGCCCAATCCATCTCACCAAACGTAGTAGCAATAATGAAAGCACCCTTTAATGTCCATTCTTCCACTTTATCACCAACAGGACCAAGTAGGTGGAATGTTATATCTTTCTTATAAAAGTCGGAATAACCATCTCTACCCGTAACAGATTCGTGTGATAGACGAACCCATTCCATTACGGTTTGAGCACCTGATGGAACTACTGGATCATAAAGCTTAATGGTAACATCCTGCCACTCTCCCTTTCCTTTTACTTTACGATATACGTTGATGTGATCTAATTTAATTGGGTTAAAGTTGATATTAGGACGACCAGCACCTTTAACTAACCAAGAAGGAACACCTTCAATATACATAATAAAGCGATTTTGAAGTTTTGGCTCGAAGGGGGTAAAAAATATCTCATTCGAGTTAAGTAATTCAGCCATTTATGTCTCCAATAATAAAATATGCTTTTGTATAAATATAGTATTTTTAAAAATATGGGGCAGAATAAAGTCTGCCCCATAACTATCAAATATTAAGCAGTAAACGCTGCACCTGTAGACTGAATATTGAAGTCTAATATTATAAATTCAGCTGTTCTTGTTGGTTGTAAGAACAATTGTCCGTAAAGTATGTTACGGTCTATAATGTCAGGTGTGTTGTTTGTATCATCCATTATGACACGGAATGAGAACAAACCTTGACGTTGTTGTATAGATTCCAAATATGGATTTACTATATTTAAGAATCTTGAACGTGTTTGCGAAGTATTTTGTTCAAATACAAGGAATCTTGTAGATGTTGCAATAAACTTCTTGGCGGCTATCAATAGACGACGAACATTTATTCTATCCAATGCAGATGGACGACCTTGAAGTGTTTTTTGTCCCCATACAGCAACCCCAGTTGCAGGGAAAGTTGCTATTGGATTTATTCTGCCTTCATATAGTACATCACGTTCTGTTTGTGTTAAACGTGTTCTAGCCTCTATTACCTCTGTTAATCCACCACGATTAAGACCCGCTGGTGCAAACCATTCAGCTGCAACTCGGTCATTAAACGCAATCACACCTGGAAGTACGACTGAAGGTGGAACCCATACTGGTTTGTTTCTATCAACATCCAATACTTTAACCCAAGGATAATAAGTAGCTGCATAGTTAGTATCTAACGCTTCTACTGTAGAGACTGCTGTTGCAATATTATCGTAAATAGCAACGGAATCCATTACATAAAAAGCATCACCACGTTCTTCACAAACTTCTTTAGCATAATTTGTTATTGGTGAGTGTAGAGAATGAACTACTCCCGGAGTTACTAACATGTTTATATCAAATTCATCAGCATTTGATATTGTATCCAACGCCTTTTTATAAGCAGTGTATCCAGAAGCAGCAGTTGATGAAATATCAAATCCTTGAGTATTCTGAGCTATCATGTGTACACCGACTTTCTTTTGAAGATGTGGTTTATGACCATCGAACCCACCTTGAAATGGCACCATAAATTTACGTGTGTCTGGAGATGTGTTGGATGTTAAATCAATTGCACCAACATAAGGATTTGTTGGTGTTGGATAATTTGCAGATATATTTTGATCATAGTCACCTAAATAAAAATCTACATTATTACCCAATACTCTACGTGAAATTGTTGGCAATGGTTTCAAGTAATTGAAATTGTCACTTTCACCAAAATTATAATCAAACCCATAATAGACTCGTCTATTAAATAGACCATTTACAGCTTGGTCTTGTACATATGTTGCAGCTGCTGGTTGAGTAAAGCCTTCTGGAATAGGTGAATGTAAAGCTCTAAATCCAAATGGTAAGTATGTTGTTGGTATAGCAGCATTTGTAACAGCTTCGGTTACTTCAACTCTTACGAATTTTGATTTACTTGCATAGTCACCGTTAATAATTACTTTACCACTATCATCTACAGTTACAAATCTGTCACCTATAACACGTGAAATAAATCTTGGTGAATTTGGATCTAAATTACATCTAAACTGTTCTACAATGTTTGGACGCAAATCATCGTCATCATATCTAAATGGTGTTTGTGGTAATTTAGATTGATCAACATACCGTATTACTACATCAAATTCACCATATTCAGAACCAGCGATTGTTCCAGCTGCTCTTATATTTGCAATACCAATCTTTAACTGATAGTTAGCATGTATACCATGAGATAATGTGTGGAATTTAAACATATCAGTTACCATACCACCAACTTTTTGTGAAGTTATCCAAGGAGTTGATGCTACTTGGTAATCATCTGTAAAGTCCCACTCGGATGCATTTGTTCCAGTTTCTATTTCTATATCTGGAACATATCCCAAGTCATCTATAATTGCACGAGCATCATTAGCAAATGACACATAGTTGTATACAGCACGTGTTCCATATGGATTATGACCATATATGTCACCGATATATGAAGTACTATCTGGATCTATAGAAGCACTAACTGCTACGCCATTTTCATTCAATGCATTTGTAAATGTAGATGTATCTGTTGCAAATGAACCTGATAATGTGATGACAAAATCATCATTATTTTGTACCAACACAGTTTTATTAAAGAGAGGAACACTGTCATTACTTGTAATTACAAATGTTGGGTGTAAAAATGAAATGAGCCTTCTTTGAAAGGATCCGCTAATAGGTTCGCCTTCTACGTCAACGTTTTGAATTTTAGCAACAATACCAACGGGGTGTTTTAACGAATATCCACCCGTTCCTAATACTCTAACAATTGTTGCAGATCCAGCGTTTGCTAAATAACTTCTAACCGCATATGGCAAATATGATTGCTCATATGTACCACCATAATATGTTTCAAAGTCAGAATAGCCATTAACAAAAGAAGGGACAAACGCAGGTCCCAATAAAGTTGGTCCTATTAGAGCTGCGCCAATTGCTCCGATACCAACTGGTAAAAATGATTGGTCTCGTTCATTGGCAAAAACTCCAGGACTTATAATTCTTTCAGCAGTAGCCACTATTTTCTCCAGAAAATTTAATAATCAGATTAATAAGTTAAGTAACTTATCTTATGTCTGTGATGGAACAAACTTATTTGATTCTAAGTCTAATACACCATCACCGTATTTGTCATTTAGTTCTTTGACTAAATCTTGTTCTTCTGTTTGTAAATCTGTATATGACTTGAACAAACCTTCACGTATTTCTGTTAATTCTTTTAGTTGTTTATTCAAAACATATAGTTCGATTTCAACTTGACCAATTTGTGCAGTTGTCTGTGCATATTTGGTACGTAACTGCTTCACCTTTTCAATATCATCGGTGGAAACTTCTTTTTCAACATTGTCTGCCATAAAAACCTCATTAAAAATATAATTAAAATACAAATATAAATATCATTTAATTTTTGTAGAATATAGTTTTTAGAAAAAAAAATATTAGTCATCTAAGTTAAGTCCTAAATTTCTAACCTCATCTTCTGAGTTATAATTTAGTGGTCTAAATCCATCATTTCTATTTTCACGATATAGTATTGTGTTAATATCCGTGAATGTTTCTGGTACAAATCTAACTTTGTTTGGAGTGACGTATCTTTTTGTTGTAGTCATTCCACCAACATCTTTTGGTAGCAAGTATCCGTGAACTTTCATTTGAAAGCTACACTTTACCATTCTATCTTGACCTGATGTATTACTATCATCTAATACCAAATTTTCCAAATGTGTTGGGAACTTTAAAAAATTTCTATCCCCAAACGATTGTCCTGTGTAGTATACAAAGTTTTCTATAACGTAATTTAACTGCATTTGGTATTCACACCAAACCACAAAATCATATGTAACATCAATATAATCTGGTGCTGGAGTTAAGAAGTATTCATAGGATTTTTGTCTTGGTTCATTTAGTATACTAAATTTATCATAAGGTTGATTTCGATTGTATGCCTGCTTCATTACATAGTGAATTTGATCTACCGTTGCTACTTTATTTCTTCGCATTTCATCTACCATTGCGATGTTTGATTTTTTATAAACCATCAATGGTAACATAGTTTTACCCTTCTTGTCTTTTAAGTGACCATCTTTTTGTATAGATGCCCATTTTTCTGCATTAGCATATATTATCGGTATTGATATTATCTCACCATTATCTTCAACTCGTAATTGCATTTTTTGATCTATGAATGATTTTACAGCAAAATCTATATCGTAGATTGTTATGCCTAACGTTCTAACCCTATCTTTATCCCTTCTTACTTGTGTGTGTCTAGCTTTACCTAAATCTATTCTAGGATTTTGTTGTGAATTAAAATCATCTATAAAACTATCCCGTGTTCTTTTTATAGGAGGTAATCTATATTTAGATGAATTTTTCATTATATGTTGCTCGGAATATCATTATCAGTATTAGTTAATCCTGCCCTGAACTCCTCAACATGTATTCTTGATCTACGTGTTAAGTGAGATACAGCTATAATTGAAACATTGTAACCCCATTTATCTCCAGAAAAAGCATAGTCTGGATTTTTACCACCAAAATATTCAGCTTCTTCTATTGCGTCAATTTCCCACCATTCGCCATTAAATTCTATTACATCACCAACTTCAACATATATTTCAAATTTTTTAAGATATTCACGTACAAAACCAAATCTACATTGTTGTGTGTAATCTTGACCAAATTCATTTCCCTCATATGCCTGTGGTTGTCTGTCTATTAATGCAGCTACTTTTATAGGACTATAATAGACCTTTTTATCAGACTCGTTATAAACGTTTGTTTTTGTGTCTTCTAATGATAGTTTGTATAAAGCTACTTCAGTATCTATTATGTCAACTACCAATTCTAAATTTATATGATGAACGAAACCAGCATCTCTTGATCCATGGAATAATGGCATTTAAGTCTCCTAATTATCCGATATAAATAAATGCTGGGATAGTGTTTAGTGTTTTGTTTATATTTTCAGCCTCAGCAGCCTTCGACTCTAATAGTTTTGGTCGAGTCATACTATCTAACATACCTCTCAATTCTTCTATTAGTCTTGCTCTTTCAGCTTCAGCAGAAGCTAATAAGTCTCCCAAAGTTGTTTCTGCATTAGGTATTGGTATCGTTGTATATTTACCACGAATATAGCCCAATGTCTGTGTTGCTAATACTAAAGCATATTTATAGATCCACTGTTTTCCAACCGAATTTATATTCCTATATGGTATTAGATTATATGGAGCATTTGACATATCAGATACGGATCCAGTTCCATACCCATTTTTTAGAGGATTATTCCTTTCTTCACGTATTACATATTCCATCCAAAGTTTAAATCCACGTGTAGGAACAGGAAATATTCTCATATCGTTATTGAATATTTCAAATGAATAAGCAGATTTACGCATTTGGTCATTAAACTCTATAGCTTGAACACGCAATAAATCAGCATACATTGGCATAAACATGAATGAAACTCCAGTTGAGTATGCACCAAATCCAAACGTATCCAACATTGCCTGATTTCCCAAATATGGATCATAAAAACGCATCGATGCGGGAGGAGCATAGTGATGAACTCGTTTTATCTCTATTGAACTTGTTGGTGCTAACACATCTCTAACTAATTTATTAAGACTGTATACCTGTTTACCTGGTAAAATATCTATTGACGCTGTGTAGTAAGGAAATCCAGCACTTGTGAATGAATCTGCACCATATTCCGCTGCTATATCTATAATAGGACCTAATACTGGTGTAACTACTCGTTGTGTTAGATTAACATTTGTAGGTTGACCTATTAAACTTAAAAGGTTTTGTTGAATGTTAAATTGATTTACTTGATTGGAATATTCTGCGATAGCTTCTTCGGCACAGGCATAGAAATTACTCGCTTGTAATTCTATATCTACTATAGGATACCCCAATCTTCTTGCACACCAATCTGCTATACTGTCAATGTCTGCTAAAAACTGTGGGTCATTATCATAAAAACCAAATGGCGTATCTCCAGGACGAAATGATGAACTCCCAGGCCATATAGGTATTATAGTCATTTTTTAACTCCAAAGTGATTCAATTTAGCTACATATAAATATAACAAAATTATTTAATTTTGAACACCAAAACATCTCCAAGCTAAACTAATAGTGTCATAAATTAACGTTACTCCAGAATCAGGTTCTAATACTATATCATCTTTAATATAGAACCTGTTGTTAGCTAAAGAGAATAGACTTCTATTTTTTAGTGTTATATTATTATTACCAATATTTGTCAAGAAAATAGTTTGATTCGTATTTGGGGATGGTGCTTGTAATCCAGTTAAATTTATATCAGAACTTGAACTTAATCTCAAAAAATTAGAAGATTCTAAATTAGTTGGGTTATAATTATTGGTATTTGTTATTAATTGTGGAGGTGTCAAGACACCACCAAATGATAACTGCTTTGTAAAATTAGAATCTATTGATATATTACCACCATTGTTTTTTGGTGCTAATATAAAATTTAAACTTATCAATGCAGCTGCTGGTATATCAATCAGTCCACTATATTTCAATGCTTCTACTGTGAATGTGAACCAACCGTTAAACTCTTCGATTTTTAATATTTTAAACACATACTGTTGTGCGGTTATCAACGCTTGCCAACCTATACCACTTCCACTCTGTCTTGGATACGTAGTTGAATATTGAAATGTTCCAATATCATTCCCATAGTGGCTAGATGTTATTATTAAAATAGATCCTACATTAATTTCTCTATAGAAATCAACTAAGCTGGTTGAATTATCTGCAAATCCGAGCCTTGCTGGAGTATATGGGTTTATATTACCCGCGTTAAAGCTAACTTGAATTTTTAAATTTCTTGTTGAAGGAATGGTGTTATTTATTCTTACCACCCCTCCTCCTGGATTACACTCTGTTATTCCATTTCCACATGTTATATCATAACTAAGCGGTGTTCCGTTGTCAGCATTTGGATTATATCTATATAGCAATCCACCATTTAGTCCCCTATTACCACTTCTCGATACAGTAACATTTAGTTTTTCATTTGCATTAAATCCAAGATTACCGGTAATCGGATTTACCTGAAAAATAACCCATTGACTATTTGAATAATCTACTCCAGCAATTTGCATTATGGCAATTCTCGATGGATTTTCGCTACTGTATATTGTTATAATCGAATCTCTTTGGTATATTGAATGCAAACTCGATAAAAGTGGATTATCTGTACTACCAAAATATTTTCTCAGGTCTACACCGTTTACATCTAAGTTGCTTATTGCCAATTTTTGTGTAGGAGAGTTATAGTCTTGCTTTAGAAATCCTGGAAATGGGTTTACTGATGCGTTTGTATCTCCACTAAAATAGTACTGAAATGTTGCATGCGCGCCATTTTGCCCAGATATTCCAGATGTTCCGTTTTGTCCCGATGTGCCTGATGTTCCGTTTTGTCCCGATGTGCCTGATGTTCCGTTTTGTCCCGATATTCCAGATGTTCCAGAACTAGCATATGAAAGTCCACTGGTTCCAGATGTTCCATATGTTTGCCCACTTGTTCCAGACATACCTGAAGTACCTGATGTTCCATATGTTTGCCCACTTGTTCCAGACACACCTGAAGTACCTGATGTTCCGAGTGATAATCCACTTGTTCCCGATATTCCAGACGTTCCTGATGTTCCTGAGATGCCGTCACCACCATCACATGGACCACAACCATTAACTTCTATAACAGTGGTAGATCCAAATATTTCTACAATATTTGGTAATTCTTGAGTGACGACTACTTCACTCAAACCATCTATATCTAAACATATCTCTGCCATATTATCTCGTTACTGATTTACTGATTTTAACTTTACCTTCCAACAATCTTTTAGTATAGCTTCCACTGTATATTTCCAAATCATAGTATCCTTCGTCGAACTGAAAGGTGTCAGTCTTTTCAGCGGATATACAGATTGCTAATGATCCAGATTCAGGAACTATTAGTATTCCACTACCATCTGGATCCATTGATGAACTTAACGTTAAGTACTTATCTGAAGTAAAGTCTGCATAGTTTGGTCTTATTTGTAATTGTGCAGAATATCCTTCCAATGATATTGGATTACCATTTTGATCCTTATATCTTATAAATAATTCAGAAGTAGTTCCTTGTTCTATAAAATAAGCATATTTTCCAGAAGACATTTCATTTCTCTCATTATTTTATTTCATCAAAATACGATAATATGTCATCAACTATCGGATGACGATGGTTTGTTTTTAGCTCGTATACACCCAATCCATTTATTTTATCTTTCATGTCATATAGGTGTGGTAATCCAGAATCCTTTTTATTTTTCAAATCTATCTGTGCAGAATCACCAGTTAACATCATTTTTGAGTTTATACCTAATCGTGAAAGAATCATTTCCATTTGAGCCTTTGTTACATTTTGTGATTCATCCACTATTACACAAGCATTAACAAATGTTCTACCACGTAAAAAACTTATTGGTGCTATTTCTATCTTATCTTCTGATATTAACTTTTCAATTTTTTCTTTGCTGTAAAGCATAAACATATTTGCATGAATAGGTGCCAACCAAGGATCCATTTTTTCTTTTATATTTCCTGGAAGAAATCCCAAGTCTTCATTTGATACAGTTGGTCTTGTTATTATTATCTTATCGACCTCTCTGTAAAATAAATATTCTAATGCTATTTGTGTTGCCAATAATGTTTTTCCCGAACCAGCCTTTCCTAAAAAAACAGATATTGTATCTTGTAAAGCTTTAGTCTTTATATTTTTTTGTTCTTCGTTTAGTGGTAATTGAAACTGTATTTTATTTTTTATGGTTTTTCTACCTTTTTTTATTCCTGAATTGTTTATACCGAAAACTTCCTCTTCATTGTTATATGCTTTTTGACTGTTATCTTCGTCGTGATTAAAGTCCATAATGACTCCTATAATAATTTAGAAAGGGTTTCTCCCATCGTTTTTACATCGTCTTGAATCTTATCTATTTTATCTATTGACTCTTCCGATGTATGTGTCCATTCAAATCCTATCAATGCTATTAACTCAGAACTTTTTTTTATAGGATAAACCACAGCTGATTTAGTTCCTCTTTGTGAAAAAAAAGCCTTTGTTATCAAGTCATCTATACTGTCTATTGATTTGTAGATAGCTTTATGTTTTGATACATCATCAACAAAATTTGAATATAAGGACATTGGAAGGTTTTGTGATTGCCTAAACTCAGAACTTACTCCTTCTTCGAGTGACTCGAAAGATGTGGATAGTTTTGTCATTGATTTTCCAGTTTTATATTTACCGCCATTATGTCTTTGTAATATAAAAGCACGTTGGCATTCATATTCTTCTAACAATTGATCCAATATTGTTTGTATTAATTTGGAATGCGATAGTTCTTTGTCTAATTTTTTCTGCTTATATTCGCCATATTGGTATTTCAGATACCAAGATAGTACCACACCCAAAAGTGTGGCTAAACTAGATACCGCTAATTTAATGAGGTCGATATAATCTATATTGTCTATCATATGTAATAAATAGTTTTTTTATAGAAAAAATGGTTGTTATTATCTGTGTTTAATAAAAAAAGTGGTTGTTCGGAAAAACCGAACAACCACTATTAATCTAATCGTATCAGACTATTAGATGTCACCGAGAGAATCTATTTGGATAAGACCATAGAACTCAGGACGAACAATCTTCTTGGCATAACGAGTCATCACGCCTTTTCTTGGTGTGAAGTTTGTTGGATCGTATACCAAAGGTGTCATTACAAGTGGAATGTATGGAGCATAAACAGCACCTGTTTCGAGGAATTGTGTTCCACGGAAACCTACAAGTACTTGGTTCTCAAGCATGTAAGGATTCTTATAGACTGTTATGCGGCCATTCAATTGACCAACTTTTTGTACACCCATTGCAAACTTCATACCTTCACCATCAACTGCGTATCCAGGCATTGATTCAAGCAAGGTAGCAACTTGTGGGGAACATACCAAGAAGTTTGCACCACCACGAAGTGTTTTTTGATGAATAATGTTAGATACTTTTTGAATTTTAGTGCCAAGTGTTTGGAACCATGTTTGTTGATTGAAAGCAGATGCCTGTGCCTGAGCATTTGAATAGTCTGTAAAGAGACCTGTAGCAGCATCATATGTACGACCAACACGTGCAGACCATCTTTCTGTTGTCTGAGCATTCTTAATCAACATGTCAAGAATTTCAAGATCAATTTCTTGAGAAATATATTCTGACAACATTGATGTTAATTCTGCTTCAGCATCGATTGAATGGTAAGCATTTAAGTCTTGTGCAAATTCAGGTGTCCAAACTGCTTTCAACTTACGTGTTTTCGCCACTATTGGTTCGGAACGGAGTTCCAAATTCAATTCTGGAATGTCAAGTGTTGCACCTGTTTGTGTTGCACCTTCTTCAAAGTCACCACGAGTTGTTGCAGTAGGTTGTTTTTCATACCAAACCATAGCATCTGTTACAAGTCCTGCATTAACTTTACGAACAACGAAAGTAACTTGAGAATTTGCTGTATTTGAAGTTGTATATTGTGGGAAGTATTCAACAATACCAGAACCACTAATCTTAAATGCACGAATAGCTTCTGCATCATGTGTTGTCATAGACAATGCTGATACAGTAACGGTTTCGATATTACCAGCTGCTAATGAAGCTGAGTAAGCATTTTGGAATTCTGTATCAAATTGATATGTTGATGGTGTATTGTGTGATACTGAACCAGTTGCACAATTGTCAACATTTATAGTAGCAGGAGTTGCGTTGAGGAGAGATGTGGTTGCTTCGTTAATTGAATAACCAAATCTGCCTGCACCGTAAAGACCGCCAGACGGATCAGCATTCTTAGCATCTTTGCCAGTCACACCAAATACTGAATCAGCTTGTGAATCTTTACCAGCACCTGTTGTGAAACCAGGTTGTGCTGTACCATACTTAAAGTCTAAGAAGAATACAAGACCTGAAGGTAAGCTCATAGGCTGTACGGAAACGAAGTCTTTAGCAGCAATTTCTGAAAAGATACGACGTACTAACGGAAGAGCAACTCCAGCCCATTCTTCAGAACCAGCTTGAGTACCTGTGCGGTTTGTTTCATCAATAAGTTGTTTTGCCTGATTTTCGAGAAGAACAGCAATACCATTCTTTTCATATTCAGCTGAAATATTGTCAAGAAGTCCTGATTTTTCCCACTTCTTTACAATAGTTTTATTTTCGTCGAGAAGGCGTCTATGAGCATTGCTTGTAGAGCCTAAAAGTGATTGTATACTCATTTTATTATCCTAAATTGTTATTTTAAACCAGCTAATTTACGTAAACGACTTGCCATATCATCACCTTCGTTGATGATAGTTTTTGGTCTTGTGCTTGCAATTGGTTTACTTGCAAAAGATTCTTTCAAAGGTTTAATATTCGTCTTAGCGGATTTAAGTGCCTCGGAAAGGGTTGCAAACACCAATTTGACTTCACGCAAGCTAGAAGCACGGTCAAAATTCTCAATGACCGTAATTTTTTGGTTTTCAGATAAAGCATGCTTCTTGAAGATTTTATTAGTGAATAAAAGCTTAGAATTCAATAGATTAACCTCATTGATTTTAGAACGTAGGAATGTTATGACTGCATATGCCTCACGTAGTTTAGCATTTGCTTCTTCCAAGTCCTTATCATCGTCTTTAGCTTCATCTACCTTTTCTTCTTCATCGTCTTCTTCTTCACGTAAAGCACGAAGAATTTCATTGATGTCCAATTCACTTGATTCATCCATTTTTTCTTCATCACCATCTTCTTCACGAATAGCACGAAGTATTTCGTTGACATCTTCATCATCGTCTTTAGCTTCATCAACTTTTTCTTCGTCTTCTTCTTCAACCAATTGAACTACCTTTTGACTTCCTGCTGGGTCTTGAGTAGAATCATCAGAAGCCTTTGCAGATGGTTTTTTATTATCACCTTTACCGATTTCAGATGAAGCAAGGTCTTCTTCGAGTTGACGAATGATTTCCATTAAATCTTCATCAAGATCTTCTTCTTCTTTTTCATCTTCGGTGTGTTCTGCTTCTTCAACGTGTTCTTCTTCATCTTCGGAATCTTTGCCTTCAAACTTTGCCATGGTTTTTTCTAATTCTGTGATTCTCTCTTCTAAATCTTTTTCTTCAGAACCATCAGCTTCAGCAAAATATTCATCCATGTCATTTTGTTCTTCGCCGTCTTCCATTGATTTTTCGTGCTCATCACCTTCAGCATCGTCTTCGCCTTCACCCATTGCGAACTCATTAAAAAATCCTTCTTCTTCTACTTCTTTGGATTCATCATCCATTTCAGCTTCTTCAGAAAGTTTTTGAGAAAGCATGGATTGAAGACGTGGTGTGAAAGCTTCTTCTAAAGCTAATTTCGCGTTTGCAAGAGCAACTTCACGAACAGCTTTAGCATCTGCTATCGCTTCTTTCAATAAGTCATTCATTTGAAATCTCCAACTATTATGGTGTTATTATCAACCCCAATCATCATAAAAAAATTATAGATCCCACATCTAAGATATTCTCATATTCTTTAATTGTATGGGATATTATTGATATAAATATGGCTAAATTTAAAAAATTAATAATTTTCCATATCCATTTTTCTTTGTCTCCGTACGGCTGCATTTTTTCGTTCAACCTTTTTTTTAGATGGTTTCACATATTCCATACGACTTTTATATTCTTCTAAAATTCCAGCTTCTTTTACTTTTCGCTTAAATACTTTTATCATAGTATCTATATTCATTGTACCAGCTTTAACTTTAACATGAGCTGGTTTTGAGTTTACATATACTCTGTCTGACATAACCCATTCCTTGTTTTATTTTATTTCGTAAAAATTACTGAGTTGTCTTCCTATATGTTCATAGATAGACTCCAAAGTTTTTTGTAATTTAGTTATTTTTTGTCCAGTTTTTTCTAATTCTAACATAGATTCTTTTAGCTTTTTAGTCTTTCTTTTAAGTGATATACCTTCAAACCAA